CCAATTCCCAAAGCAGCAATAGCAAAAACATTATACTTTGATGTTTTATCAACTCTTTGTTGTAATTCAACTAAATCATATTCATATTGTTCGCATAAACTAACAGACTCACCAAAAACCTCTGTTGCTCGGCCTGTAACCTCTGTTAAATCAACTCCAGTAATTTCCTTACCCAAAGCAAACCCAGCATCAATAGTTCCAGTAAACATTCCAGCTGGGATTCCTTCAGCAAATTCTTTAATATCTGTCCAACTTTCTTTTATGGATTCTTTAATTTCGTCTTTGAATAAAAATGCCATGCCTCCAATAGCTAAAGCGATTGTAGGAATACCAACTGCCAAAGCTGTATTCTTTGTAGATGATCCGTTCTGACTTTCAAGTAATTTATCTAAGGCTTTTTTTTGAGCTGCTGATAATTTTCTAATCTCAACACCTGCTGGTACTGCTGTTAATGGCATTATCTCAATGCCTTTTTCACTCTTTCAGATTCTTCATAAGCGGCAACAACTGTAGGGTCTAAATTTACAACTATTGCGTCAGCATCCCAACCTTCAGGATAAGTTAATGCTACCAAAGCTTCACCAACTGTTTTACCTTGAACAGGTTCTACTACAGGAACTACTACCGTTTCCCTTTTGGCAGGGATGGTGAACTTTCCACCCGACAGTGGAGTTTGTAGTAGTTCCTTTAGTAGTATAATTTCCAATAGCATTATTTTTTTCTCCCTGCTGGAGTCTTTCTAAATGCTACACCCATTTTGCGCAAGTTAAGTTTACCATTACGCATTCTAAATCGTGGCTTCTTTGAATTAGCTTTAACGTATTTGTTCCAAGCTGATAGTTTACGTTTAGGTTTGGGACCTGTTTCCAATTCTTCAATAAATTGTTTGGTTGAAGGCATACTTTTGCGTGTCCCACTTGAAAACATACCATCCTGAAAACCCATTCTATAATATTCACGTTCTCTTTTGGTAGGCATCTATACAACTCTCAAATATGCAAAATCAATATCAGATGCTCCACCACTGTTATTAGTTATCTTAAATTGTAATAACTTTTGGTTAGCTAATCGACCACCATTAATAGAAAATATATTCCATACGTCAACTGTTAAAGACTCAGCAGTATCACTTACTAAACTGTATCCTATTCCATAACTATCGCTGGCAGATGATACATTTCCTCTCAATGTTGCAGCAGCATCAATAGGTGATAAGTTAGCATATGAATTGGTTGCCGGAGCCATTACTGCTGTGATTGCTACATTACCACCAGTAGAAGGTTTTAGAGCAATAAAGAGATCATTAAAACCAGTCATATCAATATAGTCGGGTGTTGCTTGCGGGCTTAATACCGTTGCACCATTAGCAACAGATTCATGTGTTGCATCAATAAGAAATTGTTTGTCTGAACTTTTGAATCCTATCCATTCACCATTTTCATTAATGATTCCAGTATTAACAGCTGGATAAACAGCTTGGTTAACGTCTACATATCCTTCTAAAGGTGTTTGACCTACTTGTTCACCAGTTTTGGAATATGGAGCGTAAACTTTTCTAATTTCCATTTTAAGCAAAAACGAGCGTTACGCTCATTTGAGCTTCACCCATATCTGCGTCCATAGCTCCAGCTATTGAAACTTGATTGCTTGCGGTGACTGGAATTGCTACATCTAATGCAAATGGTAAAATTGTCATACCTGCTGATGTTTCAGTTCCTACATTTGTTGCAGCACCAATAGTAATGGTCTGTTGTTCAGAAAGTCCATCACCTGTTAATTGAATTGCGAAAGTACAATTATCTTCAGTCGCTGAATTTTGACTTACTGCTGCAATTATACCAACGATCGCGCTAGTATTTGCCGGAACCTGAACTGAGGAACTAGTAGACTGGCCATAAAGTGACCCTAAATTGCTGAAAGAATCAGCAGACGTAATATTTCCTTCTCGTACTCGATATGATGCCATATTTATTTCACACTCTTATAGCGATTGGGCCTAATTTCGCAAGTCTACCCGTTGAAAATCCTTTAGTCAACATCTTAGCAACTGTCCCAGCTGCCAAAACACCAATTATTTTAGTTTTATTAGCCATTACATTACTTTGTAGGGCTTGTAAACCACCAGCTATATTACCACTAAGAGCTGCTTTAACTGCTGGAATAGCTCCACTATCATTTATTAGTGATAATGCAACACCAGTTTCAACTGCACTTATGGAGAATACTTTAGGAGATCTTCTACGACTTGCCTTCTTACGCCTAACTACCATATACCCAAAAATGAGTAGCTCTACTTAAGCTTAGTTACTCATTTATGCGTAGACTGCAGCATACTTTTATAGAATTTTCTTTATGGTAATTAGCCTGACAGCTGGAGACAACTAAAAAATTATTTATGAAACGTATCGCATACATAGAGGAAATAGAAAAAATGACTTCACTTAAAACTGGAGAGTCAGCCATTATAGAATTTAATGGAGTGGCAAACAAGGTAGAAATAACATTTACCGATAAGAAAACAGGAATTGAAGAAACTAAGCCTAAGTGGCACTTTCCAATTATCCTACATTCTCACCCTTCATATCCTAACTTGAAGAAACCTATAGAGCTTACATGGGAAACTATAGCAAAACAACCAGTTCATTTATTTGAAACACTACCTGAACTTGCTGAAGCTAATGACCCTGTTGCTAAACACTTCGACAATGGAAAGTGGGAAATAGAAATATTGGAAACTAACAATAAGACTAAACTTTGGAGATTAGGTTAATTGACTGATTATTCAGCATTCCCGTTTCAGTGCCAAAAATGTTCACATATGCATATGTGTAAACATCACGAAATATATGACCAGTTAACAATTATGAATGAACGCTTAACTGAAATCCTGATGCAACTGGAGGATAAACTGTAAAACATTACTCTTACGTGAGAACTCATTTTAAGAAAGAATAATATGGATTGGAGTCCTTGATAGGTGAATGTAGGTTGTTGTCATGCATTCGCCTTTAGATGCGCTGTCAGGCTATCTACAACTTGAATATGTCTTTGATTGGCTTAGGGATCATCTGACTTAGGGCTGTTTTTGGCTTGTTTTTGGCTGTTTTATCACTTTCTGGAGCCATTAATGCCCCAATATCACCTATGCCAGCTCTGTTAGCAGCATACTCAACCAACATTTCAGCCCAGTTACCACTTTTAGCTGCTTTTCTCAAATTATCTAAAGGATTCAAAGCACTTGCTTTTTTTGTCATTGAACCTACTGAACCGAAAAAAGAATTTTGAAAGTCCTGAAGTTTATCATGCATCCTATCATCAATTTCATCAATGACTGGACTTAATCTATCAACAAGCCATTCATGGTCTTCAAATTTAGCCTCCCATTCATTGACAACCCATTTTCGCAAAATGAAACGATACAAGACAAGGATGATTACTATTTCACCAACAAATAAAATTAATAAATCAGGGTTCATATAGCACTCTCTAAAATTAAGGCCAGGCAGAGCACAAATCCCTTATATACTAACATTTAAACCCTATTCCAGTCATTTTGGTTAATGTATGGAGGTTTTGAACATCCGTTCTTTTTCATGCCTTTTAGTTTTTCTCTTTTGCCAATTCCCAAAGCAGCAATAGCAAAAACATTATACTTTGATGTTTTATCAACTCTTTGTTGTAATTCAACTAAATCATATTCATATTGTTCGCATAAACTAACAGACTCACCAAAAACCTCTGTTGCTCGGCCTGTAACCTCT